TTCATAGCCAGCTACCTGAGCAGATAAATCAGCCGTGCCAGAATCTACAGGCGGACGTGTTCGCAAACGCGAATATGTTCCTGCCTCATAATAAGCAAGGATTTGACGATGTTTCGCTCTTTCTGCTGCCCACTTTGGCGAAATGTAACTTATTAAATTTTCGAGCATTTATTTTTATAAACTTCGCATATACCTTTGATATGATTTACTAAAGGGCTTGGCACAAAAATATTTTCTCCGTTATCATTGATTTGGTTTCTAATATTCCTTAACATATCAGCAGCCTTATTTAAAACTAATTCCGCATAATCTGCTTCATAACCGCCGCCCCAAAGTTTTGCCCCCCTATCAAAAGGCTTTGATTTTTTATATTTATGTCCAACAGAAAAAGCTATCTTTGCACCTTTTGGAAAAAAATGTACAATGGTATCCACAAGTGCTTTAGCTAATTGCTCTTGTCCTTGTTCACTTTTTATAATTTTTGCATGTTGTGGATTACTACCAAATAATGGCTCAAGCAATATGGCACACATATCAGTATGGACAAGATTTCCATCTCCACGCCCACCTTTGTGAGCTTGCATTACACCATTCCTACCACCTTTAGGAACTCCAAAAGTTTCATGGATTTTTTGGGCATAATATGCAGCTAAATCTTGGCTTTTTTGTGAAGCATTACTACCTACAAAACCTAAGCAATATTTAGCTTGTTTTTTCTTAGAAGAATTAAAATGATGCTCAACATAAGAATCACATTTTTGTAGATTAGCAAGATATTGGCGGTAAGAATAATCACCTTTAACAAATTGTATTTGATACATTTCATACATTAAAATAACCTTGGCGCATCTTTAAACCTAGAACGTGCCTTTTTATGCCATTTTATTAATTCGCCTACTGGCATTCTATTGAGTTCCGTAAAAGTCCAATGAAAAATAAAAGCAATATCCGCTATAATTTCGTCAAGTTGATCCTCTAAGTCTCCTTCTTGACTATACCGAAAAAACCCGACTCATCCAGTTTTTTTTGTGCGTACAAAAAGTCGCTTATTGCAATCTTTTCCATGTCTGGCGGAGTCATTTGCGGTTCAATTGCTAAGTTCATTAGCAAAAATTCAGTCATATCATCTTCATCAAGCTTTTTAATTTTCTTTTGCTTATTCATACGCTTGATGTCCCCTCTATTGGGATAGCGTATTTTTATGGACTGATAGTCTGTTTCATTGACTTTGATTGCACGTTTTAATGGGATCAGCAGCTCATCTTCATCTTGTACTTGTTCGGGCTCTGCCACTTCCCATTCAGGTTGTTTTGAATCTTTATCTTCTGCCATTTTAAATTCCTAAAATTTAATTTTATCGCGTAATATTTCTATTTGATCAACACCATTAATCACACGTTTCATATTTTCAATATCAATTTCTACATTGATATTGCCATCTGTCTCAATCCTTAAATACCGCAACTTCATAGTATATTTATGTTGCGTTTTTACACCCGCTTTCCATGTGCCAGGATCAGATTCCGTGATTTGCCCACGCATAGTAATTTTCACGCCAATGGCGGATAAACTGGAATCATCGTTAATTGCGCCATAAGCAGTTAGCGAAGTCCCACCGCCAACAACCCCAACTAAATTTTGGACATCTGAAGACCATTCCGCCATAGTCCATGAAGCTTGCATAGCTGCAATACCCATATCCAAAGATACAGGCGTATCCAAACCTGAACCGCGATATTCTTCAGTTTGCACCGTTATTTTTGGCGGCACAAACTGTTCAATAACTCCAGCATAACCCACGCCTTCAATATGAAGGTTAAAGTTTTTCAGGGAGCTGGGTAGCCGTAAACTCATTACAGTTTTATCGCCGCTCTAATGGATTCCAATTGATCAACGCCGTCAATTCTACGAATTAAATTATCATTATCAATGTGATAAATTTCCTCTGCATCAATTTTTAATTCGTAAAATTTACAATTAACAGTGAATGAAGTTTCAGTTTTGCCGCCAGATTCCCAATCGCCAGGCTCACCTTTATGAATCGCTCCTTTAAGGGTTGCTTCCACCTTGATTGCTTTTGGTGAAGCATCATCATTCAATGCTCCGTAAAATTTTAATTCCGTTTCAGAAGCATTTAATGTGCTCACTTGTTTCATAATGGCATCGTTAAATTCGGCTAATGAAAAAGTAGATTCTAAATCTTCTAAACCGTGATCCAACTTACGATTAAAATCCATACCAGAAGCGCGATGATCTTCTGTTTTTGAGGCAACATCAGGTAATTTGCCCTTTGTTACTACACCTGCGTAACCAACATTGGTAACGTGCATAGCAAAATTCCGCAATCCGTAAGGCATTCTTACGCCTGTGTTTGTTGGTATAGCCATTTTATCTCCTTCCTTTCCTTACGCTTCAACAATAGTTTTCAGATACTCATGATTAATAAAGCGTTGTAGGGTGATATGCTCTGCTGGATAAGGTCGATCATAATCAAAACTAAACACCGCTTTACCTTGAAGCAAACTATCTACAGTATTTAACTCTTGATCAATCCAACAAGGCTGTTTTTGTCCGATTATCACCGCCCCTTTTGCAGCTAAGCTACGAATATAAGCACTCACAGCATCTACCACAGCATCAAAAAACGTTTTACTTAGATTTTGATCGACAGCCCATAAAATGCTTTTTTGCAAACTTTCTTCAATAAGATCATCAACCCGAACAGCATTCAGAAAAATATATTTTGGGTTATTGGATGTAGTTCGATTACCCCATAATCGGTAACTGCCGTCCGCAGTGATAATCGTTGCTACCTCATTTTCATTTAGTTTATTGGCACGAGAATTTTTATCACCAATAGCGAATTCAATTGGACGTGCAGGTCCTAAACAAGCGTTAATTTCTTTGTTTGAGGGTGAATACCAAAACCCCTTCTCAGCGTCAGTTTTGGCAATAAGTCCTGCAATTTTTGCAGATGTAGGCTGTATATCTACTTCTGAGCCATTCAGATATTTATGCCAAGGATCAATAATATATGCACGTTTACTATTGAACTGCCCACGATAATTTATCGCTTGCTCATCTGTAGTATTAGGAGCATCAATTAAGGCAATCGCTTTTAATCTCTCGGCTATATCAAGCATTTCATTTGCAACCTCGCGGAACTGCGTGAATCCTGGCGCAATGATAATCTTAGGTTTAATTTTCACAGCACTTTCAGCCGCTTTTAAAGCGTGCAGCCCTTCGTATCCACCATTATCAGGATTTATACGACCTATCACTTTAGAAATAGCGGTAAGCTCGCCTAGTTTGTAACTATATTTGACTGTGTAGCTTGTACCTGCTGATGGTCTGTCACCATAGCTATATTCAACAGAATATTGTTCACCATCAAGCGGTTTGTTTGCAGTAAGCCATTCAATTTTGCCGTCAACAGTTATTTGCCAATCAGTATCTTTAACAAATGTTTCCGCACCTTGTGTTATGGCTACAACACCTAACAAAATATCGGAATGCAACAAAGCGTCAATATCAGTTCCAGTTTGCCTAGTAATCGTATCTACAGTGTTATTATTAAGCCATTCAATCTTATTCTTAGTTTCATCTAACTGATAATCAGTGTTCAACACATAAGTTTTGTCACCAACAAAAACTTTTTCAAAACTAACAATGTCGTAACGAGCTAAACCATCAAGATTTGAACCTGAAACACGAGTAACCGTTTCTTCTGTTCTAGCATAATCATAATAAGAATAACTAGCTTTATAGCTGCTCCCAGTTGCAGGTCGTTTACCGTACTCATATGAAACATAATAATTGCTTCTTTCGTTAGGTTGACTGGTACCAAGCCACTTGACACCGCCAGTTGCAGAATCTTTTTCATAATCAGTATTTTCAACATAAATAGTATCGCCTTGATAGACTTGCTTAATTTTCAAGAGTATATTTTGATGTTGAAGCTCATCTACTGTCGCTGCACCTTTATTCACAGTTTCCACAACAGATTTTCTAATCCATTCAATATCATGCCCATTGCGTTGCCAATCGACATTTTTTTCGTATGTTTCACTGCCTGCCCAAAGCTTATCAAAACCAACAATGTCGGTATTCTGAACCGCATCTTTATCATTACCTGTAGCACGAACCACATCTTCTTCAGTCACTACAACAATTGGACGGGTTAATGATTTTAAAGTGCTAATTTTTTCAGCGCTAGGAGTTCTATATACTCTGATTACAACAATATTTGCCCCAAATTGCTGAAAAATAGAATCCAATGACCACGGCAATGTGCCTTTACTGCCTAATTTAGCTAACTTATCTGTGTCATAACCCGTAAATAAAACCGGAGTGTTTAATGGAAATGCTTTTTCATCAGCATCAGGAGCAGTGCCAACGATTCCAATCGTACTTGATGCTACAGTTGTGATTGGACGCTTATCGGTTGAAATATCAATTACTTCAACACCATGTAAAAAGTCACCCATTTATAATGCCTCCAAAGCGGTTTTTTCTGAGTTAAATTGTGCTTCCACATGCTGTGCAATCGCTTGAGCCAATGCCCCAATATCTACTGCGGAAAGTGTTACGAATGTTCCATTTTTGGTTTTCCATGAAATAGGTGCTGTCAACATTCCTTTATCAAGCGCGTACATTGTGTTAGCTAATCTAGCTTGGGATTCAGGGTCAGAATGATATTCATTGCCATTCCATAACACCCCTTTTTGTTCATTTATTTTTCGAGTTAATGATAAAGTTAATTTTTGCACCACGATTTTTTCTTCGGGTGTCATGGTTAAGCGTGGGTCTTTTTGACCAATTCCGATATTTTTTGAATTTGGAACAGCAATAACCTCACAACCATCCATTATCTTCTTAGGAAGTTTATAAGAATAGCCTAAAATCTTTTGGTGTTTTATTGTGCATATCATAATTATTTAGTAACCTTCATAATAATATTCATCATAATATTTATGTCCACAAGAACCAATCATACCATCGTTATTATATGCTTCATTATCTATACCTGGAGATGTATAAGCATAGTCGTAAGCGGAATCAGAATTAACAATAATAGTAGCATTTTGATCAGCCGCATAATCTAAATCATAATTCCATACAGCATTCGCATTACAAGCTGTTACAAACGAATTATTCGAGCAAACTATTCCCATGATATGGTTGCCAGCAACAACAGTATGCTCAAGTTCAGCCATTGAGTGATGGTTACAAAACGCGCCATAATTATTGCCGGTAAAAATTCCATAAGGAATAATAGCTGTGGAATTACCCTCTATATACATACCGTTATCAGCCGCACCAGAACAGGCTAAATATCCACTTTGTTGCGTCAATCTGGATTTATTAACTAGTTGAATATTATTCCTAAAATCATTCACTGCTAGATTACTTGTATTCAATGTAGCTGAATTCTTCAAAATGATTCCATAATTACCAGAAGCTTGCTTTCCTTTTATTGTTAAATCTTTTAAGGAAATGTTTCTAACAGAATCTATCACAATACCGTTTATGCCTAATCCAGAAAAATCTAATTTCGTTTTACAAAAAGTTAAAGTTGCACTAGCTAATTTTATTTCAGCAAGCATTCGAGTACTTGAGATGGCTTTCGATGCCACCATTACCAAATTATAGTTTCTATCAACTTGTGTGACTTCCCAGCTACCTTCTTGTTCTACTCTGTAATATTCAGGGTCTTCATAATCGTCACCTTGCATTGTATTTGAAACAATAACGCTCATACCAACGGTTATGCCCGTTACATTTTCTACACGATAAACAGATTGGTACCATCCTCGATTGATCTCTTGTGTATCAACATGTTCTACCATTTGCTGTGGTATAACACCAGCACCCTGTATGGTGACGCCATCCGGTTTTATTTCTATTGGGCTAGAAAATGTAATTTCACCTTCTGGTAATTGGATTATTGGAGTAGTACTAGCAGCCCAATACTTGTCATCCAAATACGCCAACGCATCGTTTAATGTCGCATAATCTGCTGGCACATTAAGAGTGACTTGCTCAATAAAATGTGTGTCTTGGCTAGCACTGCCTCCACCGCAACACTCAGTCAATGTATTTGTAACCTGTGCCTGTAATTCCTGAGTTGCTACAGCAAGCGAAGCTACTTCATCTACTAAGCTCATTTAATTATCCTTCAAGTCGATTATTGCAATCAAAAATTATCACTGCGCCATTATTACCAGTTCTACTGTTAGTAGACAAAGCATCATCTGGAGAATATGAATTGCCATTCTGAAGAAGAGCTTTATTATATACAAAGGTGCTGTGGTTTTCAGAAATGCAATCAATGTTTTCATTAAATGCCATGATTCCATCACAAGCACGAATCATAGAACCGTTATAACTAATACAGCCATTGAAATTAGAACTTATAATTGAATCCTGAATAGAAACTGTAGAATTATTTTGGCAATATACTGCATGTGTTTCAGCGTTTCCAACTACTTGCACTCCATCTATCTGTGCATACGCTGAATTTGTCAGATAGATTCCGAAATACGGTCGTTTTTCACCAGTAGTACCAGCCGCTAAAAAACCACCTAATCCAGATATAACAACGAATCCATTTCCTTTAATCAGCGAGGAATTACCCTGACCTTTTATACCAATACCAATATTAACAATTCCAATATTGTTCAGCTCAAGGCAAGATTTTTCTTTGATTGTGATAGCCGTTGCTATGGTTTCAAATTCCGTTGTTGTACGTTCTCCAACTATTATCAAATCTTCCAGAATAGAATTTTGCTCTCTTGAACTGATTTTAAAACCTGAGATTCCAACTGGGAATTTGATTTGTGTTTTAAAAGCGGAAAAATTACCACTAAGAATTTCTATGCCGGAACCAGAATTATTCGTAGTCAGAATTATTCTCAAGGTAATATCGTTACCACTGATTGCCGTGATAACTCCGCAACCTGCGTAAATATCAGCGGCATAATTATCTGTCACAGAAGTAGGAGGATCAGTTCTAGTTAGAGCTGCTGGAGCTAAATTAGACAATCTTCCATACATGCCTACAGATAATTCTGTAGTGTCGTTCAAAGTTAGGACAATATCATGTTCAAGAATATTATTATTTACGTCTTTATAAGCACTATCTATTGGCGTGCTACTGGGATGACCAGAAATGGTTTTTTCAATCATTCCAGCACCTTTAATTTTAATTCCGCTCTTATAAATATGTGCTGTATTAGAAAGGTTTATAGTGCCAGCAGGCAATTGAATAGTAGGCTTGCCATTTACCGACCAATCCTTCCCAGCCAAAAACGACAGAGCTTCTTCTAACGTTGCATAATCTGACGGAACATTTAATGTTACCTGATTAATAAAATGGCTGGCTTCAGTTCCACAACACTCAGCTAATGTATTCGTTACTTGTGACTGAAGACTTTGAGTGACCAAAGTTAATTCGGCAACTGCGTCACCTAAACTCATAAAAATTATCCTTTTATTTATTACAACAAGTCTTTTTCAGACAGCAAATTTGCTCTTGTAGCTTTATGTTTGTGATTTGATTTCTTACAATCACTGTCGCTAATTTTGTTATATTTTCCTCATATAACGCCATATTATATGTATTGTCAGGCACATTGATTGTAATTGAATCTGGTGGGATTGCTGTTAGCAATAAATCAAAGCCAATTACTATATCGCCGTAGGACGTTGCATAAATTAAGGGTCTTTCTAGCCATAACCTTATTTGAATTTCATCATCAATTGCCCAAGGAACCCCACCTTCTGTCAACAAAAAGTCCAGGTGGTCGTTAGAGAAGGCTGTGTCAGTATTTACTGAGCCTAAATCAGTGCCATCTGGGGCACTTATGACAAAACGGGCAGGGCCACCATTTGTTGTTTCCACACAAATCAGTTTATAAATTCCTTCTTGCAAAGCAGAGCCATACGCAGATACTGCCAAAGTACCATCACTATCAACTTTTGGGATATTTCTAACCGTATGATAAGGCTGATCGTCACTCCACACAGCAAACAAAGTTCCGTCAGCTAAATAAAACCCAATTTCTTTCACCCAAAATGCCACTTGCGTGGCAAGCACGCCCGTGATATGGATTTGATGTTCTGATTGTCGAATGCCTCCAGAAACAGGCACACGAGTAATTTCATTCTCCAGCGCGACTCTATCTTCTGTTGGAGTGTAAGAGCCATCGCCTAGAGCTATTTCTGCAATTTCACATTTTAAGCCGGTATTTTGTGCGTTAAAAACAGCAGTTAAACCTACGGTTGTAATCACTGGGGCTAGAGTTATTAATGACATTTTTTTTTCAGATTCTCACAGCGTTACATCAAATCGGTGAAATGATCTAAATGAAACTGCGCCATCTAAAGATGGTGAATTATTTTTCCCCAAAAGAGTATTAACTGGATAACTAAATGCCGCTTCTGGTGGCCGAATTATTTCAGATACCTCTACTGCACCGCTTAAAGCTGAAGAATTATTTTTCCCTAAAAGAGCATTTACTGGATAAGTAAATGCAGCTTCTGGAGAGCGAATTATTTCAGACACCTCCATCGCCGTACTTAAAGTTGAAGAATTATTTTTCCATAAAAGAGTATTTACTGGATAACCCAAGGCGGCTTCTGGTCTAACTATTGGAGTAAGCTCAACCGCTCCTCCACCTAATGAAGATGAATTTTCCTCACCTAGAAGAGTGTTTAACGGATAATGCGGAGTAATGCTATTGGAAATTTCTTCAATTTTTAACTGGTTTGCAAGTGAGAAAGATGTTTTAGATGCAGCTTCAGCACCAAAATCATAACTTGCACGAACTGGTTTTACTGCGTTTATAGCATCCTGTACAAATTTATAATTGCTTGAGGTGAATAATTCGGGGTCATAACCTTCTTCCAATGAAAAAGCTAACGTGAAAGTATAAGGAGTGCCTCTTGGTTCAAGCTCCCACCATTCTACAATCCTATAAGTTTTGATTCCTAAACAACTTAAAATCAAATCTATAGAATGTCTTGTGCCTTTTTTCAAATGCAGTTCAACACTCTTTTTAAGAAAATCTCTTTTTATGGATTCTGGCCAGTCTAATTTCCAAATTTCAACCGAAAGAGTCCAACTTAACCACGTTACAATGTCTAATGGGCAGGTTTCAGATTGCCAAATATCTAATATTGTTTCAGTAGAAAATTTTTCAAAACGCGATACGCTTGCCTCAATATCTCTCTCAAGCTGCGTAGCGTTATTAGGCAAAATACTTTTAAATTCCATTAAACTCTGTATCCTCCAATAGTTACTGTTATTTCCTCACAAAAAGCAACTTCTTCAGGAGCCACAACAATGTTTTCGTCAGCATTTAAAATACGACCATCAACTGTCACTGTGTAATCGGCATCTTGAACACCATTTTGGTGCAGAGAAGAATAAATACCACTAACCGTAATATCTTTCCCTAAAAAATGATTCTTGGTAACATATTCAGTAAGAGAATTTTTGGCAATTTCTGGAGCTGTTTCAGCATCCAACCGGCTATATAAATATATAGTTGCTTCAACTGTATATTTGTATATATGCTCAGGTGCAAAAACAAAAACTTGATCAGTTAAAGGGCGAACATCATTATCTAAAACATCATAAACAGCATCCAAAAGAGCTTGATTAGGCATACCGCCATCATTATTTGCCAAGACCGTAATAAAGACACTACCAGGTGTAATTTGATGTTTGGACGTAACATAAATATCCTTAATACCACCAGATTCTCTTGATTCTGTACTCATGCCCCAATAAACGTAACTACCATGAGAACCTGCTGTTGTATGAGCCTCAAGCGACTGTTGAATCCTTTGTCGAAGCTTTTCATCAGTTTCATCTTCTCTTCTGCCAATCCCAAATAAAACTCCTAAATGCTCTAAATCACTTCCGATTGCATACGCCAGCATAACGCCTCGTGCAGCGTCATTCATTCTTTGTCGCAACAGTAATTCTCGATACGCAAAAGCTTGCATTAATACTAATGCCGGATCACTTTCAACTAATGCAGTGTATTTAGGGTCACGCGATAGAAAATCATCGCGCAATTCTTGATAAATAGTTTCGTAATCAAGTTCTTCTATTATCGTTGGAATGGGAAGCAGATCAATTTGAATTGCTTGCGAAACACTACTCATGAGGCTTTCTCGTCACTACATCTATTTTTCCGCCCATCTCCTGATTATCTCCAAACACTTGTAGAGAGATATTTCCCTCTTTATCTACCAGATTGATTTTCCCCTCGCTTATTTCAAAGCGAGTTTCTTTGCTGCTTTCTAATGCCTCAGACAAAGCGTAAACCCATAATCCAGCTAAACCAGAATTGATTGGAACATCAACGATGTCCAAATCAATTCCTATCTCTCGACGCATTACTCGCGTACCTTTGCGAGTAGTAAATAAACAATCTAGGCTTTGAAGTAGATGATCATTGCCATTAATAGCTTTCCCAGTTTGCCTATCCATACCGCGCATAATTTAACCGCCAGCGTTCACATTTGGTTGTCCGCTTGTGACTGTATAAGCACCACCACCAGAACCGATACCAGAGTCACCAAGTCTATGCACACCCATACCTCCAGCCATAACGGTTGAACTACCAGATAAAGCAATTGTGTTATGTCCACAACTGGCATTGCCGGAACCGCCAATCGTAATTATATTTTGCCCGTTTGCGTTTACCGTAGGCACACCTTGACTAAAATTTGTCACAAAAGGAATTGGAGATGGATAATGAGCCGGACAAACACCAACGCCAATATCTCCTACTGTACATACTGGAGGCATATTATTTTTGCCCCCATGATGAAGGTTTTTTATGGTATGTATTTTTCGTGATTTGTAAGATTGCTGGATTGCTGTTTAAGGCGGTAAGGTTTATTTGTTGAAGCATAATAGGGGTATCTTCAGGAACAAAAATAAAATCCTGCCCGTATATTAATTTATTCTTATCTAAATCTTCTGAGCTGACATACTCTAATGAAAGCGTGCTTGCTAGAGGAATTTTCATAGTTGTTTTAGATAAAAGTGCTTCAATATTATCAAGTCGCTTTTTTATATTTTCGATTGGATTTGCCATAATTTTTTAAACTCTTAATTTAAATTAATCATACCTTTGACATCAACTGTGCCACCTGTGATTTTTACCGATCCACCCTCTACTTCAATCGTACCACCTTCAATTTTTACTGTGGCCCCTTTTATGGAAACTGATGAACCAGCCTCAATATTGACATTGCTTGAACCTTTAATATTGACATTGCTACCAGCTCCAATATCAATTTTTCCAGAAGCAGTTTCCGTTATATCGCTATCACTTTCTAAAGTCATATTGCCACCAGACTTATAAGCAATAGTCCCATCAGCGTCTACTTTTGTATTCTCATCATTTTTGATATCAATTTCTTTGATGTGAACACTCAGCTTTCTAACAGAGGTGTCACCTTGATACTGGAACTGGTTATCTTCAGCACTTAAAAACGAGGCTGTGAAACGATGTTTTTCACGGTCATACTCAAAGATTGTATTATCTGCAAAACGCTCTCTTTTTACCGAAGCTCGCCAAGGACGCTTGTCACTTGTGCCGTCATCCAAGCCGACGGGCGGACGGTAAGTATCTTGATATAACGCGCCAATAATTACCGACTGCATTGGATCACCTGAAGCGGCCAACACAGCAACTTGCTCACCAATTTCTAAAGCCCAATAACTTTGATCTTTGCCTGCTCGCAAGGCAAGCATCGGCATCCAATAAGTTTTATTATCCGCCATCTCGACACGATATAACGGCCCTCGAAAATAATTATTTTTGTCTTCGTTCGTCCAATTTACCTCTTCCTCAGAATAGCCTTTTTCTTCAAATTTAGCCTCTACGATCGTGCCAATTCTAAAAAGTAAATCAATCCGTCTATTAGATTCTGCGGCATTCCATGCCGTATGCTCAGTATTATTCATTACTTTTCTGATACAGTTTTTTCTGACATTGTTTTTGCTCGTTTATAATCTCTTGTATCTTCACTTTCGTAATTTTCATATGTAAGTCGATATATTCCTTCAAAACTTTCCCATCTTTCGCAGTAAATCTTTCGCCTGATCCGACAAATTCTTTGATATTTTGTTCAAGTTTATTTACGGCGATACGTAGGGATTGTGCTTCCCATTCAATTCTATGTACTGTATCATTTTGTTTGAATAGTCCAATGAGTGTTGCGCCTAACAATAAAATAGCAACACCTACAAAAATTTTATTATGTGTCGCATTATTTAAATTAGCTTTATTAACCATAACAAATATAATTAACTTTTTAAGATATTCATGATAATTATGATTAGAGAGATATTAAATACCGCTATAACTGAAATCACAAGAAATGTTCTGCCAGATGCAGTTGCAGACAAATGGAGTGCCACTAATTTTACTATACTTTTCCCGGTATTAAAACTAATTAATCCCACTACAATGGACGATAAGTTAGAAATTATTGCCGAGATGCAGGGGAGTGTGGCAGTTAGGTTTTTTACCGACAAAGCAATTCCAATTGATCTAACTAGCCTTTTTATTACGTTAAGAGAAAATCCAATAATAATCAATCCTGCTACAGACACTACTATGCATGAATATTCTGTACAACTAGTGTGGAAACCTGACTATATAAAAGATGAAGTTTATGATGGTATAATTTCAACCCAAATGGTCGGCGAAATTAGAAACGGTTATGTTTTCAAGAAAGTCGCAGAATCTACTTTGCCAGCTAAGCCAACAAATGTTTTTGTCTTTTTTCCTAATGCCAAAAATTGTTATCATCCTAGAAGCATAGGAGCTGTACCGCTTGATATGTTGATGTCAGAACTCAAACAAAGAAAATTAGCTATACATACATCAATAGAGAATGGTCTGTTTTCTCTATATCCAACTGAGGATACTCTTGATTATACCGCTTCAGGACATGATTCAAATATGAACCTTGGAGAAAACGCTAATGACTTTAATAACAGTGGCTCAATTCAAATATTATTGAATGGTAGATTATTAGAAAAAGCTATCGCTGTGCTTTATGTTAGCAAACACTGCTTTCGTTATACGGAAATTGTCGATCAAGGCGATTTTTTTATAGCTTTAACCCCATAGGAATATATAATGTCAGGCACTAACGCAAGAAATGTCCATTTTAGAAAATCATTAGGCGATGGTGGTGTTGGCGACTACCCTTCTTTGCAAGCTTTTGTCGAACGTCGCCAATGTTTACCGCTTGGCTTCATTAATACACAGGTTGTTTCAGTAAGTAATCAACAATTTGCCCTATTGGCTTCCAATATTCTTACTGGTAAATTAGGGATAGGTACTTCAACTGCTGCGGTTGATGGCTCAATATCTGTAAGTGCATTACCAGGCACAGTCGGCTCCGCAAGTATTGGAGTTGCTATTGACACGTTAGGCGATGTCTGGAACATGGTAGAAATTAGAAATGCTACGACACATGATCCAATCTTAATAGATGAATGGAAGGTGTATGGCTTACTTCATTGTGCGAACACTGTTACGGATGGTGATGCTGTGGGTACTACAGGTTCGGAAAATTTACAGCTTGATTTTGTTAGAGATTCCGATGATGGAACTTTGGTATCTGTCAGCCTAACTGGTGATATAGAATTTCAGGTAAATAAGGTTTTTGCGGAATTAAACCTACCAGCTTCAAGAAAAATCAACGGCGGTGCCGGCTTAACAGGTGTTGATATAATTTCACCTAAAAAATCTCCTGTTATCAGGTATTTCACTGTAACCACAGCATTTGCGGTAAATGAGGTAATTAGTTTATCCACAGGTGATGGCGCTGGTTCAGGCGTAGCAACAGCAGAAGGTAATTCTGTATCGCTGCCTGACACATCAGCAAAATTTATCGCTGATCATGATTTAGATATTCGATACAATGATGTTCATCAAAGGAAAGGTGGCACAAATCCTCCGATAGCGTGGAATTCACAAAACAGTTTTCATTTTACGCATCCACTTGATGTCGGTGATGAATTTTCAGTAGAGGCGGTAATTTAATGTTTAATCCTCGTCAAGTTCAAGCTATCGCTAATTGGCAACCTAATTATCTATATCTTCCAGAAATGGAAGTCATAGCTAATAGCGTTCGGTATCGTTGCCTTGTTCAGCATACATCGTCAAGTGCCTTTGAACTTGACGGGAATGAGAAGTGGGAACCAGAGTTGACTGGAAAGATAATGCAAGTCCAACGCGAGCCCACAGGATTTCCCAATAGAAGCGCAACAGTAATTGAATTTGACGAGGAAACTCGTACTTTCACCATCTCTCCTACAGAAGATAGTTTTGAATATTGGATTCAAGGTAAGAGATATGAACAGTTTGACGAGGGAAATATTGTTATTAGCGATACTGAAGGCCCTCACTTTATTTTTTATGATGGTGATCAACTAATTGATAGCACTGAACCTGCTGATTTAAATTTAATTTTTGGTGTTGCTTATATAGCGTATTTATATTGGTCATCTACGCAAATAGCTATAGTTTTTGGAGACGAGAGACATGGCTTGACTATGGATTGGGCAACACATGCCTACATTCATCATACTTTTGGCACTCAGTTCATAGCAGGTTTAGGATTAACAAATCTATCAGTTGATGGCAATGCAAATGAAGATGCTCACGCGCAATTTGGTGTAGCAGACGGATCAATAGTAGATGAAGACTTAATTCATGAAATTATTGGTGGCTCTCCACAAACATTACAGCCTTTAGCTCAAATTCCTATTTTGTATCAATGGGGAGCGAGTGGAAAATGGCTAACCAAGCAAGCTGATGATTTTCCAATTATTTATAACGGTACGGCTGGTTATACTGGGATTAGATTGCCTTACAATTCTTTTGATGGTGGGATTCACGGGTTTACCGAAGTAAATAACAATGATTATGTCTTAGTGCATATTTTTGCTACACACGATATTCGTCATCCAATTATAGCTGTCTTAGGCAAAAATCAATATCCTCGTTCTGGTGCAGCAAGGAGGGCTGCGGCAATTGAAGCTACTGAAATAGTAGGCTTACCGTTTGCGGAATCGTATCTAATAGCTACAATTATTTTCCAAACCGCGACTTGGTACGAAAACATACCCAAAGCAAGAATTGTTTCAGTAGATCATGACGGCAGTGAATATATTGATTTTAGAAAAAAGAATATTCAACATTTGTCTGGTGTAGCCGCTGTAGGGGCTGGAAGTTGGCAAGTTCTACAAGATGAGAATCAAATTTATTGGGATGTTGGGCGAGACGATTCCGCTGAGATAACTTTGGAAGGCGATAGAAATTTAAAAAATCCAGTTAATTTGACTAGTGGAGCTACATATCACTTGGTTGTTAAACAGGATAACTTAGGTAATCGCCAATTAAGTTTTGGGAGTGCCTATAAATTTCAAAACCAAACAATACCCACATTAACATCAACCCCAAATGGAATTGATATTATTGATTTCTTTAGCGATGGCTTAGTTTTATATTGCAAAGCGTTTAAGAATTTTGGTTAAAAAGGAAAATAATAAATAATGTCATCGTCAGCAACAGCTCGTGTAAATATAATCGTTGGAGCAATTGATCATGCTTCAAGAAATGTCAATGGAATTATCAAAGGTTTGACCAAAAAGTTCGCTGGCTTTGCTCGTCTGTTTAAAAAAATTTTTCAGCCTCATGTTGATATTACTGACGCTCAAAAAGAGCTTAACAAACTTTCCTTGAAGCAGGCTGGACGCAATATTGAAATGGGAGTAAATGCGGCTCAACGTAAAATTAATTCATTGACTGCTGGTAATGCACCTAATCGCATTGCGCGTTCATTTCAACAATCCTTTGCTCGTATTCAACGTCAAACTGAATCTCTCAAAAAAACAATTCAAACTATTGCTAATGTCACCATAGCCGCCTATGGCTTAGAGGATTTTGGCAAAAAAGTCACAAGTGCATTACAAGCCCCTGTCCAAGCAGGTATGAACTTTGAGGCAGCTATGTCCAAAGTTAGTGCAGTCACCCTTTCTACTATCCGCAAACAAGATTCTATCGCTGGAACCAATCTTGCCGCCCAAGCCTTAGATGCTTTAACCGCCAAAGCTAGAGCAATTGGTGCAGCTACAAAATGGAGTGCTACTGAAATAGCTGAAGGCATGTCATTCCTTGGTATGGCTGGTATGGAAGCTAAAGATATTCTGGTGTCCATGCGTGGCGTCGCTGATTTAGCAGCCGCTGGTGGGATTGGTTTAGCTCGTGCTTCTGATATTGCTTCAAATGTTGCTACTGCAATGTTTGGCAAAAATGATGCCGCCAATCAAATGAAGCGACTTGGCGATGTCATGGCTCATACCATTACTAACTTCAATGTTGATATGGTAATGCTTGGCGAAACAATGAAATACGCTGCTCCAATTGCTGCAAAAACAGGAGTTTCTCTCGAAACCTTGAGTGCTGCCGCAGGCATTTTGGGTAATAGCGGCATTCAAGCAAGCATGGCAGGCACAACACTTAGAAAATCCTTAACTCGCTTGGCTAGTCCTCCTAGAGTTGCCGCTGATGCCCTCAAATATCTTGGAGTTCAAACATACGAAATAGATAAAAAAACTGGGGCAAAAAATCTACGCAAATTCCCTGAAATTTTAAAAGACATTGCTAAAGCAATGGACGCTAAAAAACTAGGCACAGCAACACGAACTGGATTATTAGCTGATATTGCAGGACTTACAGCAGTTTCAGGCTTTGCCACCTTGGTTAGCTCTGCCAAGAATGGAGAACTGGATAATGAAATTGCAAGAATGGGTGATAAAGGCTCAAAAATAGTTGGCACTGCTCAAGCTGTATCATCTGAAATGATCAGAAATTTGAAAGGTGATCTTGCTATTTTAGGTTCTGTCACTGAAGCCTTAAAAATTTCAATTTATAACACGGTTCAGCCAATTTTACGCATAATCGTTAAAGGAATTACGCAAGTAGTAGGAAAAATAAATGACTGGGTGCAAGCACATGAGCCACTAGTCAAAAAAATTATGATGGTGACTGCTGCGGTTGCGGGTGCAGCCATTGGGATTGCGGTATTTTTAAAAGGAGCTGCTGCTTCTGTTTTGATTTTTAGTGTTTTGAAAGCTGCTTTTGTAGGTGTTTCGGCTTTTGCAGTCCCTTTAGCTGCGTTAGCTGGTGTAGGCATGTTGATATATAGATATTGGCAACCTTTAGGAGCTTTCTTTACGGGTTTTTTAGATGGTTTAAAAAATGGGTTTGAGCCAGTAATCCCAGTATTTGAATCGCTGGCTGTACTGTTTAGCCCTATTGCTGAACTATTTTCAGGATTATTTACTCCAATTAAACACAGCACTGAATTACTATTAGGCTTTAGCAATACTGGACAATTTGTTGGAGCAATTTTAGGTGCATCAATTGCCAAAATTATTAATTCAGTGAGGATTTTAGGAGTTTTGATTGGTAAAGGAGTTGCATTTCTTGCTAACTTAAAATTACCAGAATTGAACTTTAGTAATTTTAGCTTACCTAGCTTAACAAATTTTGCAAACTTCGGCACAGCTTTAATTTTAACTATTAGTGCAGGGATTGAAAGTGCTAGGCAAGCATTTTGGAATGCAATTCTGGGTGTATTTAGTTTCACACGCCCACTATTTCCTTCAAGTGACGCAAAGGCTGGACCGCTATCCAAGCTCACATTTTATGGACTCAAGATTATCACAACAATTGCCAAAGGAGTTATTTCTGGAGGCGGCATTTTAGCGAATGTTTTAAAAAATATTTTCGCAATGCCAATAGTCTTAGCAATGGCGGCTTTTTCAGGACTAGGTTTAGTCCTTAGCGGCAATCTCGGTACCTTTTGGGACAATATAAGAAACGCCTTTCCAAAAGATTTATCTGGATTAATGCTTGCAACTATTATGTCAGCGTTTGTTGCCGTTGAAGTACTGATTACTATATTTGTAGGAAAAATAAGAAAAAAGATAGGTGGAAAGTTAATCACAACCACGCTTGGGATGGCGTTAAAAGGACTTTTTGTCTCAAATCCCGTAACAGCCGCCTTGCTACTTGGTGCAGAAATGCTGAGTGGAGTCCTTCTGTCCACTCTAATTTACAAACTTTGGGCAGGAGTAGGTGGCTTTGATCTTTCTGGCGTTTGGATGAAGTTGCTTGAAAATTTTACCGGTATTGGGAAAAAAATATCCAATGCCACAAGCACAATTGGGGCATCTTTTCAAAATGGCCTAGCGCAAGCAGCGGAGCTTGGCTGGAGCGGTATGATCTCTGGATCACTTCAAGCTATCAGAGATGGCTTGGCTACAGCAGGATCAGCTTTGTGGACAGGATTTTGGAACATACTTCGATCAGTTTTTGATATTGGGATTTGGGATGTAATTAAAACTTTTATTTCCACTATATCCACTATCAGTTGGGAGTATCTAAAGCTTCCGTTTACAATGCTTGGAGATATAGGTAGTGTTTTAGGTTTAGGCGTGATAATGGGTGGAATTTCGGCTTTATTTATGAAAGTTGAAATCGCAACTGGTAATGTCACTCAAAAGGTTAATTTGCTGAAAAATGCCTTTCAAACAAAACAACTATTTGCATTCCAAACCTGGAAGCTTTTATTTATAAAATTTGTATCTACTTTTGGCGGGTATTTGCGATTTTTAATTTATCCATTAGAGAGGTTATTTTTTCTCAGTAAATTTTTAATCTTTCTTCCTAAATTAATAGGAATTATGGTTAAATCTTCTCCTTTAGGTAAAAATGCTAATCTTATTGCATTTACACATGCTGGGGATTCAATATCTCGCATGGCTAAAGAATTATTTAGCGTTCAACGAAATTTCGCTGCTATCGGCATAGTGTTATCATTTGTTGTGAAATGGGTATTTGGTTTAAATACAAAATTTTTGATTTTACGCGCCACAATAATAGCATCGGCAGCAGGTTTAAAATATTGGTGGTCAGGTTTTATGCAAGTGGCACCTGCAATTGGAATCGCGTTCAAAGAAGCAGGCGTGCATGTATCTGCCCTTTGGGCAGATTTAAAAACACTCCCATTTGGAAGTATTATTACTGCGATAGGAACTATAACTGGACATATTATCCTTGGAATTACTCATATCTTTAATCGGTTGATGCAGTTCCGAGAATGGTTAAATGAAGTTTTTGAGGACAAAGGGACAGGGACTTTGGTTTTTGCAGGATTTATTGCGGCATTCGTAGGTGCTTTGGCCTTTATGCGAATGCGCTACAAAAGGTTTTTGATGACAACTTTTGTAGCAAATCCAAATCAAGCAGGTGGATGTCAGCAAAGGTTAGCAGAGCAAAAAGGCGGCACTTTAAGAAAAATGTACGCTTTTGCGACTAGAAAAAAACCTGAAGGCGTTAGAAGTGTGACAGACACATGTGGTTCCATCGCGTCCTGCTTCACTCCTCAAGGAAATCTACAAAAAAAGAGCAAACGCTGGTGGCAATTCTTCAAAAAGAAAACCTCTGAAATGACTGGTTCAGCTTGTACAACTATGCAAAGCTGCTTTTTTCCCACTAGCCAAGTAATAACAAAGAAAAGTAAGGGTTTATTAGGATTTTTTCGCAAGGCTAAACAAGTTACCAAGCAAGTTAATTTTTGTGATTCTTTTAAGGGATGTGCGATGAATATGGATCAATTATCGAAAACACATGAAAAAGCGTCTCGCAAAGCTGGTAATTCTTGGGTAAATAATTTTGGCAAGGCTGTAAAAAGGGAAAATAAGCTAATTGCTAACTCGTTTAGAAAATTAGTTGCCATAAAAATAAACCCTTATCAATCATCATTATCAAATGAGCGGCGTAGTAATGCAACAAGCATTTTTTACCGCCAAAAGCCAGAACCTGTTGGGTATAAACAAAAACCAAGCGGTATTTTTTCTAATAGGGTTGGGCCTGCAAAACCAGTAATTCAGCCTAAAGTTGAACCTTTTACGAAACCATCGAAAACAATAATTGAACATCCTAAGCAGCTAACTACGTCACCAATTTTAGCCAATAATAATTTATCTTCGGCACAAAAACAGCAATTATGCGTAATTTGTTGTGGAAAATGTGGTGGCACAACTAACAGCTCTGCAACAAATCCAATTGCAAAAAAAATTGCAAAAAAAGTTGCCACTCCGCCCATTGATCAATCGAAGCTCAATAAGAGGGCGTGGGAAATAGCACGAGAAAAAGCTGGAGGTAAAAAAGGTAGCAAAGCTCATTTTGCACAAGGATTAAAGCAAGCTGAACAGGAATTTACACGGAAAAAGTTTAAGTCTTTTGCTGAAATGCAAAGAGAGGCTGATGAAAGAGACCGCCGCAAACCTAAGCAAATGTGGGCAACTGGTCAAACACGGATGAAGCCTGATCCTAAATTTGGTGGTAGAGATGATTTTATGAATCGTCAATTTCCATCATTTAATGAGCGTCGTAAGGAGCTGGCAAATAAGGATAAATTGGCTAAGCAAAAAGTTTCTCAAGATAAAAAACAACATCAAAAATTAGTCGCTGTTCAGCAGCAAAGACAAAACGCTTTAGAATCATCAAGAAGAATTCGGGAACAATTAGAAAGGGATTACCAACAATTACAGAAAAAAGAAAATGTAAGTAAACAAGCCAGTATCAAGGAAAAGGTTAGGCAAAAGTGGCGAATTTTCCAAAGCAATAGTGCAAAACAAGCTGCTGCAAGACAAGAACGAAAATTAATCGAAAATCGTTTATATCAAGAAGGGTTAAGTAGCCAAAGGACAACTCAACAAGCTAATTTTATCCAAAAACAAGATAAGGTAAATAGACTTGGCGGCGGAGCAATCTCTTCTAATAGTTCTAGTCAGATTAAGGCTGTACCAACGCCTATAATAAGGCAAGCTCCAACTAATAAAGGTAAGCAAAAAGCACCGTCATTATTGCAACGTTTTAGGGAGAATAGTAAAAAATTATTACCGTCGAAGGCACAACCTGTTGTAGCACCATCAAAACAAATGGATATGTTTGGTGGCGGAGGGCAAGTCCCAGCAAAAGCTGTACCGCAGACTCCATTTTGGCAACGAGCTAAAAATAAAATTTTTAAGCCTAAAGCTGTTGCTGCTACGGTAGCACCAAAGCAAATGGATATATTTAGCAACAAACAAGCAGTCACACAAAATAGAGTTAGCCAGGCTGATAAAGCATTACGAGATACAGCGATTCATAATAGACGAATTGATGTCGCCGCCAAAAAAGAACGTTTTACTAGCGAGAAGCGAGCTGCGCTTTTAGCTAAGCGCAAGCAATTACAGGAACGATTGTATCAACAAAAACCATATTACCCACCTACGACAAAAGCCGATTTTGTACGCAGGGAAAGTTATTCAAGTGCTAAAGTTCAAAAAGCTAGATTAGATAGACGTTTAAGGGAAAGCCAATTTCGTATTAAAGAAAAAGCGTATGTTCAAAATCGCAATACCGTACAAAATAAAGTAACACCTAAAGGAATAAAAACCGCATTAAAACGTAGCCAACAACATTTACTGGATTTGGGCGGCTCAATAACCAGTTCAATGTCTTCTGGTTGGGATAATTTCAAGAAAAAAACTGGTAACACTTTTAATAAAATTGGTGGCTTTTTTTCGCGGATTCGTGGTGGGTTTGCTGTTTTTTTCGATTCTGCTAGACAAAGAGTTGAAAACGGAATTGCAGCTTTAGATAAAAAACTGTCAACACAGCAAATGTCCGATAAACAAATTGGTCAATGGACAAAAAATCAGAGTAAGCTGTTGCGAGCTAAAGGTATGGCTTTTGAACGAGCAGAAAAACAAGCTGCTAGGGAAAGCATGAAGTTTTTTAAGCCAACTTTGTTTGAAAGAGCATCTGGTTATCTTGACGCAGGTAGAAATGGTCAAAGTAGATCAGATGAACGGATTAAAAGCTGGACAGATAATAGAACTGCACAATTAGAAAAAGGTAGCCTGATTAAAAAAGCTCTTTCCCACGAACAAGCTAAAGTAAAAGCTGCTCGTGAAAGTATGAAATTTTTTAAACCAACTTTATTTCAAAAAGCTGCGATTGGTTTTGCTGATAAAGTTAAGGCTTCGGCTGATGATATTACTAATAGGCAAAAAAAGGCACAACAATTAAGAATAGAACAGCAACAACAAGCAAGAAGTCAGCAAATACAACAAGCAGCAAAAGCTCAAGAGGAACGTATTAAGGGAATTGAAGCTGCTCGTAAGCGTGAACAAAAAGAAATATTTAGAGAACAAAAAATAGCAAAAAAAGAAAAATCAAAATTAATTGCTAAAAAGTTATCTGCGGAGCGAATACAAGAGCAAACTCAACGCCAGATGAATGAGTTAGCTAAAATGGGCTTAGGTAGCAAGCTATCACCGGATACCAGTATTCGCCAGACCTCTCCTCCGAAGACGCATAATTTAGGAACACTTTTTAGAAGACCGCCAACACCTAATATTGATCTGCAAGGGAAATATGAGCAATACGATGATGGTAAAGCGAATCCTAATTCTGGAATGGGGCAACGTCGGCGGCATTTGAAAGGTGGAGCTGGGTTACTGATAGCTGCTGGTACGGCCGGCATGTTGATGAGCGGTGGTAATGCTCAAGCTGGGGAATTAAATCAAACTACAGAGTCGGTGAGTTTGCTTACAGTTGCGCTAGAAAAGGGCAAAATGGCTTGGCAATATTTCAAAGAAAATATGGCATCTGTTGGAATGCTCGCGCTAACAATATCAACAATGCTGTTTGATCCTATCGTACTTTTGGGGGTGCTATCTAAAGTCGCATTAATTGCGGGCGCAGCTTTTTTAGGTTGGAAAATCGGTGAATGGTTAAATCAATTTGAAGTTGTTCGAGAGGGCGCAAGAATTGTTGTTACTGCGATTCTGGATTTTGGTTTTGCGACAGCGGCAGCTATTTCTGGATGGTGGACTAATTCAGTTCAACCAGCTTTTGCGAATTTAGCTGGGTTCATAAGTTTTGCCTGGCAAGAATTGACGCTTTCATTTGCGAATCTAGGTTTTTTAGGAACATTAGAAGCATTTGGCAATTTAATTGAGAGTTCGCTTAATAATTTATGGGCTGGTTTAGGCACTGTGATTATGGCTCCAGTACGATTGTTGGCGGATGTGATTACGATTGTAGGAACTATGGTAGGGCAAGTGGTAGGTGCGATTGCATCAGGAAACTGGGCTGATGCTGGTATGGCAATTTTACGCGCTATTGGTGCGGGTGCTTTGGCTGCTGCGAGCTTTTTGCTTGACGGCTTATCTGGTGTGTTTCAAATGGGTATTAGCCTGATCACAACATGGCTACCGAGAATGTTGGGCTTTGGCGGTGATATGCTGCTGTATTTGGCGAGAGGTATTTTCGGTTCAAAAAATAAAATACTTAACGCTATACAGGATTTATGGAATGCTATGAAAGCAAAATTATCGGCAATGATAGAAGCTATTGGCAATACCTTGAAAAGAGGTATTCAACAAAAATTTAGCGGCTTAAAAGAGAGTGTTCGGAGTGCATTTAAGTCAATTACAAATTTATTTCCTCACTCTGACGCAAAAGAAGGGCCTTTTAAACATTTGACAGCTAGTGGCCGCGCCATTATGACGACAATGGCAATAGGTGTTAGAAAAGGAGAGGGTAGTCTTGGTAAAAGCTTGAGTAATTCACTTGCTTATGCACAAAAAAGTATCAATGCTAATCCAATTCAACTACAGGCAATTGGAAATTCTGCATCTCATCAACCAACTGCAAGCAATGCTTTAAACAGCCTAAATCAAACTTTGCTGAAATTGAATAGAATAAACAAGGGTTTAGAAAAGCGTCAATCAAATAGTTTATTGGATAATTTGCCTCTTTCTATCCCTCAAGTGGCTGCTGAAATAGAAGTAGCTAATGATAATTATACAGCGATTGACGGCTCAAGTGATTTAATCGGCAATGCCAAAACCAATAATATTTCTTTCGGAGATATTATTGTTAATGTTTCAGGTGGTGATCGTAATAATTTTGATGCTAAAGAACTGGCTATAGTAGTCCGTGAACACTTGGATATGTCTTTGGATGAACAGCTAAGAAGGTCAATGTATGATTATGCGTAGGTATATTAGATGGCCATTTTAGGCGGATTTCAATTTATAGTGGGTGGCTATATATTTCGTGCTAATCGGTATTCTGTTAGTAAGTACGGACGCAAAAAGGAATATAGATGGGCGGAACATAGTTTAATCGGTAGAACTCCGATTCATCAGTTCGTAGGCGAAGGTGTTGAAAACATTTCTTTAAGCGGAACTGTGTATCCTCAATTTCATGGACGTATGTATGAACTGGTCGCTTTGCGTGCTATTGCTTCGTTAGGTCGTCCTATTCCGCTAATCACAGGTGGCGGTATTTATCTGGGAAAATATGTAATTACGAGCATTAATGATAATTTTACGGGCTTAATGGATGATCATCGGGCGAGAAAGAATGATTTTTCTATTGAGCTGAAAAGCTATGGAAAGGGTTTTAAGATATTTTAAGGTAAAAAATGCCAGATAGAATCTATACGACTAAAGATAATGATATGTTGGATATGATTATCCATAAATATTATGGCAATGAGGCTGTAGCTACAGGTAGTGCAGTTGAATATGTTTTGCAACTGAATCAAAATTTATCGCGTAATGGGGTGTTTTTGACGGCTGGACAGAAAATATTATTGCCTGAGCTATCGGAAGACATTTTAAGCGGTTCTAAACAGGTGGCGATATTTAATGAGTAGCATTGCTTTTAAAATTACTGGGCTTAGTGATTCGGCAAAAGAGCATTTATTGTCAATTACGGTAACAGATGAGCAGGGGATTAAAAGCGATAAGGTGCAAATACGCTTTGATGATGAGCATTATTCTTTGCAATCGCCGGCTTTAGGAAAGGAGTTTGAGGTTTATTTGGGCTATAAAAGCGGCGGGCCTGCTTTAACTCGGTTGGGCATATTTCAAGTTGATGAAATAAAGTTTTTGGAAACACCTGCGGCTATGATGGAAGTGTCAGGGAATGCCTTGTTTACTTACAATAACTCGATGAAAGCACCGACAACTAAATCTTGGGATAAAACAACATTTGGTGAGGTGGTAAATAAAATTGCCATAAAACATGGATATGCAACTGAGGTTGACGAAGATTTAAAGAAATTAAAATTTGATCATATTGATCAAAGTGAAGAAAGTGATATTCATCTGCTTACGCGGGTAGCGGATGAGCATGATGCTTTTGTGAAATTTCAAGATAAAAAGTTGATGATTAGATCAAGAAGCAAAACCCAGGGGGTGGTTACAATTGCTAAAGATGGATCGTTACCCACTTTCTCTTACCCTGGTATGGTGGTAACAGTTCCTAGTAGCGTATCCGTTACCGAAAACACTAGGAATAAATATGAGTCTGTAAAAGCCTATTGGCAAGATAAAGATAAGGCTAAGCGCACTAGCGAGACGGCGGGGGAAGGCGAACCTGAATTTAAGATTAGAAAGACTTTTAGCTCTAAGGCAGGCGCGAATGCGGCGGCTGAGGCTAAATTACAAGGACTTAAACGTGGAACAAAGACTCTTGATAATTTAACAGCTCCAGGCGATCCAAACATTAGGGCTGGAATGAAACTAAAGTTGCAAGGTTTTAGAAGTGAGGTGAATGGCAGTTGGATTGTAACAAGCGTTACTCATACGCTTGATGGTAGTAGTGGATATAAGGTTTCATTGAAGGGTGATTGGTTGCCTGATGAGGATGTGGTTATTAATTTGAAGGTTTTATTTGATACTAACAAGGCGATTGTGAAGCCTGAATATTATACTGAGATTAAAAGTTTAGCGGATATATTGAGAAAGGATTCGTCAAAAAAAGTGGAACTACAAGGGCATACTGATAGTAGGAATACTAAAACTTATAATTTGGCTTTATCGCAACGGCGAGCTAATGCAGTGCGCGATGTTTTGGTGAGAAAGTTTGGCATAAGTTCCGGGCAGGTGACGACAAAAGGTTATGGTGAAAGTCAGTTGTTGGTTAGTCCTGAAAATACGGCTGATGATTATGCCAAAAATAGGCGAGTGGTAGCAGTAATAAGTGGGGGGTAATTATGCTGGATGTTAAGGCAGATATAAAACAGAAAAACGGTTTGATGAGGCATCTAAATAAGGCTATTGATAGGGCAATAACTCAGGCTACAATTGATGCTGGGAAGTTTGTTGAGGATAAGCTGGCTAAAACGATTAAGGATGAGTTGTCTTTGGATGATGCTTTTATTGAGCGTGCAATGTCGCTAAAGCGCATCCCTAACGGTGTTGAAATTAGTGTGGATTCTGGTGATGATTCCAGCTTGAAGGTATCTAGGCGACGACATTTTGTACCTGTTATAAAGTATCAACCACGACAAGTAAAGAGTGGGGTGTCCATCAAAGTAAAAGGTAAGCGTAAAGTTATGCGCTCAGCCTTTATCGCAACTTTGCCTAAGACTGGTTATAAGGGGGTTTTTAGACGTGTGAAGATAGGGGCAAAGCGGGTACCTCGGTATCCGATAAAGGAAATTAAATGGTCAACTGGGATTGAAACCGTGGCGGCTGATAAAGCTGATGGTGTAGCTAAATCAACAATTACACGATTTAAAGTCCAGCTTTCTAAAAACTTAAATAGAGAATTATAAAGGAGTTGTTTATGTATCCGAAAATTATCAAAGGAACACATCATTATACTTTAGCAGAAGATTATTATTACAATAGTGATCTTTTGCCAAACCTCACTGCGTCAAGCGATCTCATAAATGCCTCACCAAAAAAAATACTGATTAAGAGTAGTTTTGAATGGGATGGCCCAAGCGGAGGAATTACATTGCATACAACTTCGTTTATGAGGCCGTCATTAGTACACGATGCTTTGTATCAGTTGATTTCTAAAAAAATTTACCCACTAAGTTTTAGGAAATTAGCGGATAAAATCTTGAAGCAATTATGCTTGGAAGATGGGATGCCACGATGGAGGGCGTGGTATGTTTATTGGG